GGCGAAGATTATGTATATTATCCGAAAGATCAAAACTCACATGCGGCATTTTACGGTGCTGATATGCAGGTTCCTAGATACCAGGTTGAGGGTGATGGCGTAAACGTTGCTATCATGACAATTACATCTGATGATGTAACAATCGGCTTAAAGAGATTAATGACCCAGAAGTACAACTATCTCGAAAGAGTTAGAGAGCTTTCTGGTCAGGCTGTAGCAAAAGCCGAAGATACTAAGATTATCGATCTTATTGAAAGATTGTTAATTGGTGATGGTACCAAGAAGGCTCCTACACATGATGGTCAGATTGTTACTGCAGCAGATACAAGTTTGAGAAAGACTCATCTTGTAAATTTGAAGAAGACTCTTTCTCAGCATAATGTTCCTTTGGCTGCATTTGTAATGAATCCTACCAGATTGGATGATGTTCTTGACTGGGCAACTTCCGAAGTCGATCAGTTAACTCAAAGAGAGATCTTAGAGACTGGCGTTAAGTATTCTATTTGGGGTAGCGTAAAGTTAATTACTTCTCCTATTATCCCTATGGATATTGTTTACGCTTTTGCTGATCCAGAGTATGTAGGCCGTATGCCTATTCTGAAGGATCTTACTGTTAGATTAACTGAAACAGCAAATAAGCTTGAAAAAGGTTTATTTATGTTTGAGTTCCTCGGCATTTACCTTGCTTCTCAGAAGGCTGTTGGTAAGTTAATTCTTGATTTTGAGGATGGCGGAGACAAGATTCATTTTGCTTCCGGAGATAGCGTAATGGCTAGAGATGGTGCAAAAGCTGTTGGTTTTGGTTCCCTTGAAGGAAAATAATATATTCATTATAATAAGGGTAGGACTTCATAAGGGTCCTACCCTTATTATTTTTGTAAACTATTAAATTTAAAAAGGAGGATATGCAATGAAAGAGGTAACAATAACTGGGCTTTATAAAGGAAAGGATAACAGAGGTATTATTATCGGCGGAAAAAGATTTACACCTAAGAATGTAGCAACCACTAATGTTGAGGAAAGGGTATTTTTAAATCTCCAAAAGGCAGAAGAAAATGGATGGTTTAAAATTATAAAACATAATTATGCAGAGTTTTTGAAGGCAAATGGCAGAAGGGTTGTTGCGCAGAAAATTAAGATTGATTCTACTGTTCCGGAAGAAAAAGTTGTTCCCGAAGAAACTACCGTTGAAGAAACTATTCGAGAGGATGTTGTCCAAGAAGAAGTTGCTCCGGAAGAAGTAGTTGCAGAGGAAGACTCTCTCGAAGAAACCACCGCAGAAGAAGTTGCTCCGGAGGAAGCAGCTATCAACATAGACAAAGTGATCATATCGAGTGTGGAAGAATTTGATGCACTTAGTACCAGGGCTAAAAATACAGCAATTAAGAATGGAGAGGTAACCGAAGAAGTTATTAATCATATCATTGAAAATGAAATTGAATATAAGCCCGGTACTGTGGATTTGGCAAAAGAAATTCTTAAATAAGTGGGTGAGATAAGGCATGTTTCTAAAACTTGGTAATAGTTATACAATATCGTTGTTAGTTACGGATATTAACGGGGTTAGAATTACGAATGACTCACCTTATGTAATTATCAAGGATATCGGCAAAGGTACCTACTGGAACGGAATTAGCTGGAGTGGTTCTGAACTTGATATTTATTTAGAGCATACACTTGATGGAGTATATCAATATGTTTTTACTCCTGATATGGCTGGTGTTTTTGAAATTACTGCAAAGTCTGATACGTATCAATCTTCTAAAGTAGAAACTTTAGAAGTATACGAAGAGGATTTTGCAAGTTATCAATGGCTTACAGGTTGCGAATTCACTATTAAATATCCTGCTAATAATGCTGATATTATTCCGCAGGTTCAAATATGTAAGGATATAGATAAAACATATTGGTATAATGGTACCTGGAATATAACACCTGCTTATGAAAACATGACAGCATTGGATGGCGGGGTAGTAGTTTCACATTTTACTCCCGATGAAGATAGTAAATATTATATTACTATCTTAGATGGAGAAAATGAAACATTGATGATATTGTCTGCAACGGCTGCTTCCGATAACATTGCTCCTGTGGTTGTTACTGATAAATCTGTACAGTCCACAGATGGCACAGATTGCACTATTACAAATGATTCAAATATACCATTATCCGGTGTAAAAATATCTGCTTATGATCCATTAACAAAAGAATTAATATCTAAAACCGCTTCCGATGTAAAGGGTAAGTGGACACTGATTCTAAAGCCAGGGCAGTATTATTTTGTTTTTGAAAAAGACGGATATACTTCTATCGGTATGCAAAGGACGGTGAGTTAAATATGCCACTAATAATGCATAAAATATATCATATTTCCGGGAATTATACGCAAGAAGAAAAGCAAATATTACAAGAGTTAATTACTGATTTTAGAGTACGAATGGCTGATGATGATCCGGAGAAAAACATTATTAATAAAAAAATGGAGTATTACTCCGATGATCAGATTGTTCGATTTTTGAAATTAGCGATTAAAGATATTAACAGCGGATATCCGGCTACAAAATATACAATTTTCACTCTTACCCAACGTGGCGATGATGACTTAATCGTGGAAGGCGCTATCATCTTTTCTCTGATGTCCGAAGGTATTTTGCAATTAAGAAATCAAATGGATTATAACGATTCAGGATTGAGCATTGCGATGTTTAATAAATCCGGCATGTATCAAGGATGGGCAGGAATTCTACTTCAGCAATATATGATTGATAAAAAGGAATTCAAATCCGGCGTTATTCCCAGAAGTTCTAATTCGGGTTTTGTTAGCGTTGGCTCTGAATTCGGATATAGGTGGTTTTGATTATGATCAGTGTAAAGCAGATTAGGCTGTCATCACAATTTGGTGTAGATTTTGTTTATGGAAAAGTTATCTTAAATGATACTTATGAAGATATTTCGGATTACCAGATTGACCTTTATAAATCAAATCATTCCGAAGACGGATTTTCGTTGATTTACTTGGATATAAAAAAAATGTCTTTCCTGGATTATGGAGTGAATTTAAGAACACTATCGGTTAAATATTTTTATAAGGTAAAAATAACGCATAAGCCGTCAGGTGAAATATCTTGGTCGGATGTTTATGAGTTAGATAAAAATGAGCCAGATAACGAAGCTTTTTACCTAATTGAAGTTTATAAAATGCACCTAGACCGAGTAATTAATAATCACCGTATGATTTTATTAAACAGGAAGCATAGCGGACAAATTTGTTCGGTTTGTTATGATGACGTTAGGCAACGTTCACAATCAGCAAGTTGTAAATCCTGTTTTAACACAAAATATGTGGGCGGATATTACGAGCCTCAAATCATTCAAGTATCATATTTTAATACTCCTGGGCATATGGAAGATTTCAATCCTTATGATGTCGGAGAAAAGAAAACCCCGCTTACCATGTGGACAACGAATTACCCTTTAATCAAAATTGATGATATACTTGTGGATAATCAAAATAATCGATATGTCGTAACAAGTTGGCAGCCTAGTACAAAAAATTCTTATCTCATTAGGCAAACCGTTCAAATGATGATGGTACCAAAAAGTAGTATTGTGTATGATATACCGATTAATATAGATGCGTTGAAAGTGTAGGTGAAAATTAAATGGCATTTACAGATGTTTCAAAAGCAGAATCATATAAACGTATTTATCCAGTTGGGAACATGTACCGCCCTCATGTTGAAACAGATTATAATGATGATGCACTATCTAATCAATCTGGTAATTCTGATAAGAATATCTTCTTAATTGGTTCTGCCACTGATGGAAATCCTAGTGAGGTTTATGAAGTTACTTCTTTAGA